AGTCAGATTCCTTCCGTGACCACAAGGATGTCGGTCTGCATGCGCTTTGGTGCGCTTATCCGCACGACGACCACTGGCAAATCAGACCGGTCATGGAAAAGCGTTTTGTCGATCGTGAGAAAGCCTTTGAGTGGATGGACCGCGAAGAGAAGCGCCTGATCGCAGAGCACGGCGGGCCGCTGTGCAATATGGACAGCTCGCTCAAACAGACGCTGAACCTGACGACCGGCGGACAAGGGAACCCGCAAAAACGCTGGCATGGAATTTTCGCATTTTCGCGCAAGCGGCTGAACGACGTGTGGCCTGCGTTTGAACAGTTCTATGCTCGTGAGAAACACCTGCGCATCAAGCGAAAACAAATTGAAGTGGTCGACGGCGTCGACGTTAACCTCGGTACTACCGTGGACCATATCCGCTCACGCCGACACTTCCTGCATCACGTGGGTTTCAAGGAGTGGCTTGACGAGCGAGGCTTTGTGTACGACGAGAACCAAGCACATTTCGAGCTCGACGTGTGGCCCGCGTTCAAACAGTTCTATGCTCGCGAGAAACACCTGCGCATTAGGCGATGTCACGTCGAGGAGGTCGACGGCGTCGACGTTAACCTCGGTACTACCGTGAACCGCATCCGCTCACGCCGAGACTTCCTGCATTACACGGACTTTCGCATGTGGCTGTGGTGCGCGTGCTTCCAGATGTTCGCCCAAAAAGGCAAAACTGCGGAAGAGCAGAACCGCAAGCGATGGGAGGCCGCAATGCAGCTTGCCTAGCTACGCACCTTAGGTGTACCGTTAAGTGTTTTTTTTGATTCATAATCACGTTCGTGTTTTTTTAATTTAGATCGATCTGTTAAATGGCAATTGGCAAAAATACGCCATGCAGCGATTCTTCCTAAATCGACCTAGATCCACCTGAACACGTTGCTAAAGTGAGTCTTCGGTTCCCGGTGGTGGGCGTGGTGGTATTCAGGAGTGACGAATCCGAGCCGGCGTAGGAGCGGGTACTCGCAATTGGGATTGGAGTGAATGAAATTTAGCCAGCACGAGTAAACACAACCAAACGCACCAAGCGCACCGCGCGACGGGCGGACCGCATACATGACGACGAATAGCGGTCCGATGAGTTGATAGAGCGCATCGGCGACGCCTGTGCAGAACGCATCCTCCGGGCGTGGGTCTGTGTGTAAGTGGTGGATAGCGTGCGAGCGGCCGACGAATGTATGCCTGAGGCTGGTGTGCACAAGGCGATGCAGAAATGTCTGCGCAATGTCGGTCGCGACCACAAGCAAAGCGAGATCGAGACCGAACTTCGCTAGTGTAGTTTCGGACGAAAATGATTCTTTCGGAAGGCAACCTGCGCACCATGCGCTCACCAATACGCCGAATACGAGCGGGTATCCTGTCGGGGCGATGTACGTAGCTTGGCAAAGCCATCGCGCATTGGCAACGAGCACACCGAGTACCGCTTCATACATTTAACAGGTATGAACGATTTTTCGACTTGTAATTCAGATTCTCATCGGCTCGCTTTTTGAACGACACGTGGTTTGTCCATGCCCGACATGAAACGCGCCAACATGGCCGGTATTTGTCGATCAGCGGCTTTTTTTGTCGATCAGCGGCTTTTTTTATTTTGTTTATCAGATGGATATGAAATATATCGCTCTGCTGGCCTTTGCTATCGTTTTTTTTACGGTGGTCATGAGTCTGGGAATCATGCGTACTTTGCGCAAGCATTGCCCCACCGCACCGGCAGCGTGCAGCTTGAAGCAACTTGGGAAGCATCCTATTACAAACGTTTTTCAACACGAGGGCCAACCTGAGTACCCACTATTTGTCAGTTTCTACACAGGTGACAACGGCTACGGGATACATGCAGAGAGCCTAATCGAATCGCTCAATAAGTGGAACTTGTCGTACTACATAGTTGAGATAAATAGTCTCGGCGACAAGTGGGAAACGATTTGTCAGATAAAACCGCATCTCATTCTTCAAGCGCTTGACATGACCAAAAAGAGCGTGGTGTGGGTGGATGCGGACGCCACCATCGAAGACACACCAGACGAGTTCTTGAAAATTGACGCCAGTGACAAGAGCGTGGGCGTGCATTATTGGAAAGAGAGAAAACTCGGTTCTGGTACAATATATTTCAAAAATGATCCGACGTCTAGAAAAATTATACAAGATTGGATACGCGAAAATATACGTCATCCGAGTGCGTGGGATCAGATAACTCTTCAAACCGTTCTGAATAATTACAAAAAGAGCGAATACATCTTACCGGTCGCGTATCTGGCAATTTTCGATGACGCAAGAGCGGACAACAGCAATGTTAAAGACCACTACCAACGTCCAGTCATAGTACACTGGCAGGCAAGTCGAATTCTTCGTGCGGTAAGCGATAGCAAGCAAACAGCGGTATCCTTACGCAGTGAAGTGATACGATTCCATGAAGAAAATGTTGATGTCGCTGTACCATCCGAACAAAAAGAGATATTTAAATTGAGAACAAACACGGAGCGGTTGTTTAGAAGAATAATCAGCTCTATGATAGCCGAAAATGTAATCGACCCGTCAAAAAATATAATCGATCTTGGATGTTGGATCGGAGATAATGCAGTTCCCTGGAGTCTCATGATTCAGGGTGTTGTGTATGCAATCGATCCGTCAGATGAAAACGTGAAACTTGTGCAAAAACTCGTAGATTTGAACGGGATACAAAATATCCACGTGATGAAACGAGCAATCTCTTCGGCGGAAGAAGACTTGTATTACAAAGGATCATTAAAACACGTAACATTCAAAAGGGACAAAGGTAGTTATACTTCACATTTGAAATCAACAACACTTGACATTTTAGAAAATTCTGGCGAAGTAAGCAATATTGGTTTCGTGCACTTGGATGTCGAGGGTTTGGAATATGATGTTCTTCGCGGTGGTATAAAATTGATTGAAAAGTATCGCCCGATAATCACAACTGAAAGTCACAGAGGCGATAAGGACGTGTCTGAGATTCTGAAACCACTTCGTTATTCCGCAACTGAAATTCCCGAAATCTGTGGTGCAAATAAAACGTGCAGAAACACAATTTGGATGCCCGAGGGGCAGTCTCTGCCAGCGCATATCTTGGCACTCACGCAAAGGAATGATATTGTCAAACATCACGCAACATCACTTTCTGCGCAGTCACGCTTGTAGTTATTTCATTTATCGTTTCAGAAGCACAGGGTTTGGACTTTTTTAAAAAAATTGTCGATTAGTATGTATATATGTCAAAGCGCCCCGCACACATTGTTATCCCGGCGCGGTACGCTTCGACGCGCTTTCCTGGAAAAGCTCTCGTGGACATTTGCGGTACTCCGATGGTTGTACGCGTCATCAGGCAGTGCTTGGAAACATCGGCCGATAGTGTCACGTTAGCCACGGATGATGAGCGGATATTCAATGTTGCCCGCGGGCTTTGCAATACACCTGAAGCGAAGGGTCGGTTTTCCGTCGTCATGACCTCATCAGAGCACGTTTGCGGCACCGACCGCGTTGCTGAAGTAGCTGACAAAATGCAGTGGCCCGAAACCGATTTCGTCGTGAACGTGCAAGGAGACGAGCCTTTCATACCCACGCAGCACATAGAGCAAGTCGTTGCGCTTCTCAAAGAATCGGGCGATCCGATAGTCACTCTTTGCGATAAAATTGAACCCGGCGATCTGCACAATAGGAACGTTTGCAAGGTAGCAGTGAATAGAATGCACCACGCCATGCTGTACACCCGTGCGTTAATTCCTTGTGCCTTCCGCGCCTTGGGGATTTATGGTTTTACTGTTTCTTCACTCAAACACGTCACGAGTTTTAAACCCTCGCAACGAGAATTAGAAGAGAGCGTTGAACCACTACGGTGGCTCGATAACGAAGTGCCCATCGCCGTACACCTATGCGCTTTTTCTACGCCTCCCGGCGTGGACACATTGGCAGATGTACAAACCTTGACCGAGCGTTTCACAGACCCGGTCGCCACGAGTTAATGCGAAATTTGTGTCGTGTCGACGATACCGATAATCACTCCGTCGTCGACGACGGGTATAAGATGCAAGGCAGGAAACAACTCCACGCGGGTGTGCCGTTCAACACTTGTATAGTTTGTGTTAATCGAGGAAACGTCCAAAGTATCCGCATTTGATCCGCTGACGCGTAGACGTCTAAGGTCACCGTCCGTTATGATCCCTGTCACATTATCCAAAGTTATGACTATTATGCCTAACTTAGCACCGGTCATAGCGAGAAGAAGATCAATAATTGACGCAGTTTTCTCTTCAGACGAATACCTTGGAAACTCGATAATCATGACTTTGTCCGCGGTGCACAAGGAAACGCCGATGCTTCCGCTCGGGTGGTTCCGTTGGTACTCTTCGACTGTCACGTTATCACTCAACTGCGCAGCAAGGCAATTGACAAACTCGATTTGCGCGACAACGCTCTTTGTTGGCAAGCAAGGTATGTTCGCCCTGATTTCGCCCGTGAACGGTAAGATAACCATCTCGTCACACAAGGAGCGTAGCATGCACAATGGCTTTGCTGAGACAAAGCTCTCGTCCGGAACGGCGCAAATAACGCCGACAATACGGGAGCCGCGTTGTTTTGCTAATTGAGCGATGGGTCGCAACTCTTCCGTGTTACCGCTCTTGCTCATGAATACCACCATGTCTTCTTGGGCCACGCACCCAACATCGCCGTGTAAACTGTCACCTGCGTCTAACACGGCCGCGTCAAACGACAGCGATTTCAGCAGCGCGACAGCATGCGAGCAAGCTATTTTTGACTTTCCAACTCCGCAAAAGTGCACCTTACGAGAAGAGCTCACAGCGTCGAGGAGTTTTCTGCCAACTCTTCGTGGCAGCCCAACGTATTCCAACAGCCATTGCAAGCGGCTCAGAGGCCACTGGGTGGGCGCGTCGCATAGACTACTATCGGGATTGTCGTGGACCTCTACGAATATGCCATCGGCACCCAAGGAAATCGCCATCTTGCCCATGTGCGGGATGAGATGACGCTGCCCGCCCGAGCGCAGCGTGCCGTCTGCTTCGGTAACGGAGCCAGGCAATTGCAGACAATGCGTGATGTCCATCGAAACAAGGTTTGAGTCTCCGCGTAGCAGTACCAGGTTGCGCGGATCAACAACAAAGTCCTGGTATCCGAAGAAGTTACCTCGTTCGCATAATATCACCTGGCGGTTGCCGAATCGAACACATTTATCAAAACATTGTTTCATCACAGCAGCGCTGCAAAATTGTCCTTTCTTTATGTGCAGAATCAAACCCGTCTCCGAAGCGGCTTTCAAAAGATCGGTTTGTCGGCACAAAAACGCTGGTATTTGGAGGATGTCGACACAACCTTTTAACGCCTCCGCTTGCCACGGCTCGTGTACATCAGTGATACAAGGTATGCCCAGTTCCGATCGGATTCGATGAAATAATTCTTTTGCGTCGTCAATCGATACGCCTCTGTACGAACTTGCGGACGTTCTGTTTGCCTTGTCAAACGATGTTTTGAAAATGAGCGTGGCGTCGTAGTCGCGCATTTCCTGTTTGATTTTTTTAGCCATTTCAAACGCGTGTTCTTTGGATTCAATCACGTTCGGGCCGGCAATTACAAACTTGCGCGTCTGCAGCTCTTCAAATGTCAAAAGCATGAATTTGTTATTCTGTCTTATTTTATTCAATGTACCTATTCAAACGTGAATGCAACGAGGCATCGAACTTGATCAGCAAGCAATCAAACACAACGGTGACGGACCTCTACAACCTTGAATAATCTGGTATGCGGACCTTCAGAGCATTTAATGTCGCAGAATGCAACTTGACACGCGGGTCCGACATGACATAAGTATGAAAGTACTGGGCTTGCTTGTTGTGATTGTGCACTTTGATATTATTTTTAACAGTATAAGCGGTCCTCTTGCTATAAACCGCCACAGATTTGTCGACTGCTTCATGCGTATAGGAATTTTTATTCGTGTAAAAGTCAAATCCGGCTATAAATAGCTCGGTGACATCAGGGTCGGCAAGGATGTCCATTGCGGCAAGAGTTCCGGTGAGTAAATTATAGTGTCGTGGAGGCATATACCTTTCAAACGAAGTATCGACAAAATTGAATTCGATGTCTTTCCTAAGCTTCGATAAGTTCTGGTTTATAAGATGTGGTAAACGAACACTTTTCAGTATTTTGCCGGCGGATGAGTCCCAGTATGCGTTTAAACTCTGAATCGTGTCCGGATTCATGGTATCGTATACAATATCTGTGCGTGACCCATAATCGCCGTGGTAGTCCTGCGACAAGTCGTACGGTTGATTTACCCGTGCTACAAAATCGTAGCCGTCAATGAAAGACCCCACGCCAGTTCCTTCGAGTGTCGTCGCCTTGCTGACCAGGGCTACTCGTTTCGGCTGGCGGTGTTCTCGCAGCAGCCGTACAGTGGGGGTGCAACTAAATATTTCGCACAATATTGGGGCGTTGTTGCGGTGCATTTAGTCTGTCTTTATACTTCTGTCTTTATACTTTTTTTATTAAAAACGATGCCACAAAATTTTGGTAGGCCGGTGATAGCAATTTTGGTAGGCCGGTGGATCGACGACGGCACGATTGCAAACGCTTTCATTGTTTTCTTTATTGGGTACCTAGCGCGGACAATCCGCTTAAACTGCTAACGGCGAAGCATTAAGTCGTCCGGCGATGACCATAGATTATTCGCCCACAGGTGGTTCGATGGTCATATTTTCCATAGCGCTCGAAAAAACTTTTACCGCCGTGTTCATGCTCATAAGTTCCTGATGGAACAGCTTGTTGGCGCACGGCGTACGAACCTCAACGCAGTGCGCGCCGTCTTCGCAGTTGCGACAATATGCTCGCTGGCCACGTTTACCGTGTGCGAACTGGTCGCTGTGGGTTTGATCGGCGGGCAGTCCGCACCGGTTGCACATGGTCACGGTTGTGCAGTCCGACTGATCAAGCATGCGGTCCGAGATGACTGCGCTGGCACCGTAACTTATGAAGCAGTCTTTCTCCATCTCGCCAATGCGCAGCCCGCCATTCTTTCCGCGTCCTTCAAGCGGTTGTCCCGTGAGAATGTGATAACTTCCCTTCGTGCGACTGTGCACCTTTTCGCTCACGAGGTGCTTCAGGCGTTGGTAGCTACAGATGCCCATGAACATGGTTGATCGCATCTGCTGGCCGGTGCGCCCATCGTAGAATACCTCTTCCCCGCTCGGCATGAAACCATTGTCGCACAGCACGGACTCCGCATGGCCTACTGCGTCGCCGGTGGTGAATGGCGATGCGTCCACGAACTTACCATCTAAGGCGGCGGCTTTACCGGCGAGAGACTCAATGAACATTCCGATTGTCATGCGGCTAATAAAGGCGTGTGGGTTGATGATAATGTCCGGCGAGATGCCGTCACGATTAAAGGGAAGGTCTTCCGTCGGTACCACATAGCCGATGGTGCCCTTCTGCGCGCAGCGACTAGCAAACTTATCGCCGATCCCCGGGCGCCGGACCGTGCGTACACGCACCTTCACCTGCCGTTTGCCGTCCTTGTTGCACGTCCAGTACACCGAATCTATTATGCACGGATCGCGCACAAGTGTTGATCGACAGAACTTCAACGGCACGTGCCGACCGTCCGGACCCAACTGTACTGTTTGCGACGTTTTGCCGATGATGACATCGCCCGCCTCTAGGTGCGAACCGACCGCTGGACAGCCATCGCTTTGCAGCTTGCTGTAGTCAGCACGCTTCATGCCCGCAGCCCCCTCGACAATGCAGAACATTTCGTCGTCGTTTCCCTTGCTATTTAACTCGTCGCTATACATCCTGAAGGTGCTGATGACACCTGCGCCGCGTTCAATTGCCTCTTTCTTTATAATGATGGCGTCCTCCTGGTTATAGCCAGACCACGACGCTATCATTACGCACATTTCGGTCGTGCTTGGCTCCGGAATGTAGCTGAGCGACCCGAGTATTTTTGCCATTTTTGTCTCAGACAGGGAGCGCTGACCGTACCACAATGCGTATTTGTGTGCATCGAATTTCTGCACGCCAACACCACCGTTATCGCAGCACACCGCCTGTTTGCCCATCGCCGCTTGGTAGATGTTGCGGGGACTCTGGTTGTGATTGCTAAATGGGATCAGCGAGGCTGCTACGCCAAGCATTGTCGCAGACACCAATATCTCGACGTGTGTGTGGCCACTGCGAACTTCGTCCAAGCTTGTGGCAATTACACAGTGCTTGTCACTCTCCTCCTGGTCGATGAACTCGGTCACGCCGAGCCTCCAGATGTCCTCCCAATCAAGCACCGTGTCGCACGACCTCAGCAGGTCAGTGACGCGGTGAACACGATCAATCCGGAAGATTGGCCGCAGAATAGCCCCGGCATCGCAATTGATAAAAATGGTATTGCTGAGCTCGTCCGCAACAATGCTGCAATCCCGTGGCAGAATGTCGTGGTGTCGGGCTTCGCGCAGAGTTTCGCGCACCTCTGATGCGTGCTTGCCAGGCAGTGTGCCTGCAATGTATCCGCTCGCAAAGACAGTGAGGGCGTCAAGTGCGTCCGCCGGTGTGACCATGTCAATAATTGGGTCATCTACTGGTCCGAGCAGCGACTCTATTTGGATGAGGCGGAGAACGTTCTTGGTGATTGAGCCGATGCGACAGTGCGCAACCAACGGGAGGTTCAGGATCAAGCCGCATGCGCTGCCCTCGGGCGTCTCGGTCGCGCACACGTGCCCAAAGTCTGAGCGATGCAGCATACGCGGCATTGATGTCTTCCCATGCCGGTTAACGGGGCAATTGATACGCCGCAGCGAGCTGATTGCCGCAATGCGCGACATGCGCGTGATCGCCTGGCACACGCCTGAGCATGCGGATGGATCAACTCCGCGCATCACTGACCATACTCCGGTGCTGAAGTGGTACTTGACGCCGACCTCAAGTTTACGAGAGTTAAGGAAGTCTATGCTTCGTATTTTTCCATGTCCTTCAATCGCCTTCTTCAGTAGCATTTCAAATGATCGAATGTTGTTCCTCCAAAGCTGACGAAAAAGCATCGCAATTAAAGCACCGGAGGAGTCGATCCGCTTGTGCCGCCAGTGATCGCGATCATCCACTCCGGCAGGCGAGCCGCGAGGGCTGCAGAACGCAATCAGCGCCTGCGCTGCCATCATGCACACGAAAGTGTACTTGCGAGCGCGAGTTGGAGCGTCATCTAGCGTACCAAGGTGCGGAAGTAGGTCTATACAGAGCGCACGGATGGCCACATGTATGCGGCGCTCGGGGGTCCTTTCCTTTGTGAGATTGTTGGCAGCATGGTTGAGTACGTTCTCTCCAAACGAAGCCGTTGATGTGGCCGTAACGCTCTCAATTTGATTGTCGTGCAGCATGGCGTCGATTCCTGCGGCGATGATCCCGTGCTGCACCACATCACTTGTCTTGCGCCTCGTCCACCGCTCAATGTGATGATGGCATAGCTTGTACAGCTCTTCTTTCGACCCGACAAGGTCCCTCGCAAGGATGCCGAGGACGACGACGAGCGGAACCTCGTCCGTAAAGGCCGGAACGGTTACGCACATGCCGCACTTGTTAGAGGGTGCACGGACTAGCAGCCGCAGCGAGATGGTCGACCGCCATATCTCCTCGTTGCACGAGCGCACCTCGCAATAATAACCATTCGTGCGGTGCTTGTGCAAGAAAGGACAGTTGACCCGGAGCTTAATCTGGCTCTGACAGGTCTTCTCGTTCCCGTTGATAATGAAATAGCCTGAAATGTTATCTCGCTGCGGGTTCTCGTAATCGGCGCAGAAGCAGCTATTGACCATGCACGGCATCTTGAGAAGTGGCACTTCTCGGAACGTGTGCTCGCTTGTAACGGTGCCATCCGCGTCAATAATCTTCTGATGGACGTCTGCCGCAATGCCGACCTGGTAGGTCATTTTCCGAGTACGTGCCTCGATTGGAGTCAGCTTACGGGTCTGCCCGTCTTGCTCTTGAACGCACGGTTCGAGAATCGTCACTCTTCCAAATTTAATTTCAATTGATCGCGCATTACTAGCGCTGTTCACCACGATCGTCGGCCGATAGTGGATGATCTGTGACAGACCCTCTTTCATGAAATGTTCGTAGCTTTGGATCTGGTGCGCCCATAGCGAGCCGTCTGGATGGCGCAAGTACGCATGGACCACACTCTCCATGGCACTTACTTGGACTTAAAAGTACTTTTAGAAAGTGTATTTTATTCGACTTTTGTATTTTATTCGACTGACAAATCATGTCTTGCGCATTGTGTAGCAAGCGGGTTCGACCTAAGCAGCGCAAGTACGACAGAATCGACGAATGCGCCACCGTCTACACGTTCTGCTCGGCAGCTTGCACCGCAGTGTGGGAGGCGAACTGCGTCCTCGCACAGCTTCACAAATACGAGTTGATGTCAACCTATCTAGTGCCGACTCAAATCATGCTTCAGCACTAGAATACCTCTTCCCAGCTCGGCATGAAACCAATCCTTTTCCTCGGCCAACGTTTATAAACAAAATACAACAAAACTGTTAACACGATCAGCAACACGAGCATAATATATTGTAAAATGTTATATGCTACATGTCGACTGGTTTCACTTCGGTTTTCACTTCGGTAGTAAATTAACTCACAACTTGAAATGCTAGCTACGATTAATAAGATAAGCACTATAACACATGGCCATAGTAAATATGGAGAAAGATTTTGCGCCATTGGGGGCAAAACTGATGAACACTACGAAAAAAATGAACCGCTTTTTACAAAGATATGAGTCACGTACAACAGGTGATGAAGGACTGTGTCGAATTCATTGATTCCTCACAAGTTGGCCCATTTTCATGGTCCGGGCTCGTCAGGAGCGTCCGACTGACCGTCGAGTACGTCGAGGACATCGAGGGGCTCGGCCCAGGCGACAAGAAGGACCTCGTGATAGCCGTCGCCAAAGAGATTATTGATCGCGATCATGGGCCGCTTGATCAATTCGACGACATCTTCAAACCACTCATTGCCGCAACCATTGACGAACTGATCGAGGTCGGTGTGACTGGTCTCAAGGTCCGCAAACAGGCCGGCTGCATGTCGTTTTGTTCCGGCGTCGGCTCTCGATGCCTTGAGCACTCGAAACCGGAGTAGACGACCGAATACATAGATTACCGATTTATCATCTCTTCCGTAATCTTAGCCAAGACCTTGGCGGCCGTCTCTTTTGCCGGCCCCTCGTTCTCGACGACGCAGTCGAATAGCGACATCTTTTCGGTGTATGTCCTGTGCACGGTTTCGGCGTAGGCGTTTTCCGGCTCGTCGCGGTTGCGGCTTTCCCGTCTTGTTCTTGCCGTCTCCATTGAACAGTTCAGCAATACATTCAAATGCGGACGCCAAAGCTGCGCCCCAAATGCCTTAACTAAATCCTTTTCACGGTCTAATGTCGGGGAGAGCGGCATGAATATGTCGCATCCATCGACCGGGGATCGCTCGGTGATAATAACTAGCTCGCACCCGCTGACCTGCTCGATCGTAGTCCACCGCCGCATCTCTGCGGCTTGACCGAGAAGAACTTTTATTTGGAATCCAAGCGCAGTGCGCGCTGGTTTGCTGTGGAAGTCGGCCAGCCAGCCCTCGTTTTGCCACTCTTCGACAGGCTCAAGGTAATACATCCACGTGAGCGTATGTTGAAGGGCGGTCAACTTCTTTAACTCGTTCAAGACTGCGCTCTTGCCAACACCAATGGGCCCGGTCACCGTCACGATCAACATGTTTTTTTAAAGTAATTTAATTAGTATATTATTATGAATCACCGCCAATATCAAGGCTCATACGTCTTTAACATGGGCACCTTCGAAGGCCGTCTGAAGTGCAACTTATGTGCACATAATTTTGCAAATGACAATGATAGGAAATGCAAAGCCAAAGTGTGTATCGGCGTTCCCTATTGTTGGCAGCATCTGCGGATTCGTCATCACCTGCGAATTAAAGCATCAGAGTATGGAAAGGGTTTGTTTGCCGAACACCCGAAGCGCGAGCATGATCATGAGATATGTTTCAATAAAAATGACATAATCTGTCCGTACATCGGAGAGTCACTTACAAGAGCGCAGTTGAACGGTAGGTACGGCGAAGAAACGGCCCCTTACGCGGTTAATCACATTAATAAGTACTTTGATGCCGCATTGCGTCGCGGCGCGGGGTCACTGGCAAACCACGCCAATCCCCCGAATTTCAACGCAGCGTATGTTTATCGAACAAAGAGAGATTTTGATACATCCTCTTGGACTGAGCGTGAAGACTTAGGTAGACCGTTGTCTAACTACCCCTTCCGAAACGATCGAAAATCTTATCGCCCTTTACCAGGATTCATATACGTGTACGCAACCAAGAACATTAAGTACGGCGAACAGATCTTGGCGAATTACCAGAATGACTATCATTTTAACAATCACAGCACCCGAGTAAAAAAATGAGGTCGTCCATTAAGTAATTCTGATCTCGCCAAACATACCGGTAGCGTAGCCGGGCACGGCCACGTAGTATACCGTTTGCTTGGACTCTGGTATAAAGGTGATTGCCCCCGAGTATACTATCTTTGTCGAGAACGCAGCGCTATCGGTGGTGCCGAAGTCAAGATCGTTGGGGTGTGTCGCCGTGATAGCCACACCAATGCGTGCGGAAGCATTATTTTTTTGTCGTCGTTTGCTCTGTTTGCTCTGACTTATGAGCAGCATCAGCTCCTCGCCGTGCGTCAAATGGATCGTCGGATTCCTGACCATTGTGGACGGGTAGTCCGGTCCGTCCGCCAGTGAGAAACCCCGCACGCGGTCAACAAAAAGCTTGTAGCGCGGTTTTCCCTTTTTCAATGACCACGGCTTCCAATATAAGAACGAGACGATCATAATGACAAGAATGGTGGCTAACACAATATTCGCAATGTGCCATGCGTTCGGAGTCATGAAGATTATTGCATATGTATGTAATTTAGTAATGAGCGGGGTTAGGCAAACGTATTGCAACGACGGCGCAGAATAAATCTCCCGACAAAGCGGTCGTCAAGTCAGTAAGGCGTTACATTGAAGAACCTTCCGTAGCGCTATTCAACACTTCGTACAATTGGACGCATTCATAGCCAATAGCGCGTATAGTTGAAAGCTCCAGGTTCAGTCGAAACGCAATATCCTTAAGCCTGTTAATTTGTGCGACGGACACGCCCTCGTGTGTCATTTTACGGCCGGCGCGCTCAATCCTGTCGTTTACTATCTTGAACTCCGTCAACAAGCGCATCAACGTAGCGCACGGCCTTGAAAGATCAACACGCAACGCATCAATTTTCATGCGCTTCTGGTTGTCGTCGTCAATTTTCATTGCGGCACGAACATCTTCGGCGATTACGAGAAGGCGTACTCGGATCGATCTCACGGTATGTTCGACCCCCTCAGACATGTTGTAGGTCAGAACTAAATTATCGTATCGAACAAGCGTCGTTGTTAAACCATGTCCTAACACAGCTATCCCAACCGTGCCGAGTCGGAAATATGTGCGCTTGGGTTGTAGTTTTGTGCGTATTCGACGGTGCACTCCTGGCGAAGAGCCGTTCCTGTGTCATCGATATACGGCGTCTCAATAGGAATAACGTCTTGTAGCACAGGAGCGCTGAATGCGTCAGTAGCGGTTAGGTACACACGAATGTGCTGTCCGCTCGACTCAACCGCATCATCTGAGGACCCAGTCAGGGCACGGTCATCAAATACGACTCGGTAGCGATACCTCTGTCCTTCTACGATAGGGTTAAAGTCTGCGTCGTGCGTGATAAGGTTGTGATAGTTAAAATGGTCATTCATCCATAGGTGCGCACGGATGAAGAGCAGATTGCTGTCTCCGTTGACCTGCTCGACACCGTAACTGATTTGCAGATACGGACTTAAACTGTGATGATGCTTGTTTGTCATGGTAAGTAGTGCGGTCTCTGAGTGCAGCAGTGCAATGACGGGCGTCAATGTGAGATCGATCGTCATACGAAGAGAGCCGTCGACCACAAAAAAATCGTTTGCATTGAGCGGCTCGATCTGCAGCGGTGCTACGTCGTGTTGCACTTGATAGCAGAACGTATCACTTGACAGCTTCAAATTATAATTTATCTCCGAATAATCCACAGTAAGAACGTTGTCACCTTCGGTGGCCAGACAATTCGTATTCAGTTCAGCGCGTCGTTCAAGGCGGACCGCGCCATTTGCATAAGAGTCCGGAATGCACGAGTCCATGGCTATCGCGTTTACAAGATTAAAATTCGTGTTGACCAGAAACCACTCCTTGCCGTCTGACGCATTCGTGTCGTTTTCGTCGAAGTCGACCGGGCTCTCGTGCAATGTCATCCACTCTTGCCCGCCTTCGGTGTCTACAAGCAGCTGCATGACACGATCCGGAGAGATAGAGCTAAGGCACTCCGCATTGTCCGATTCACACGTGTTTGTACGCTGAGAACCGTCAACGGATACGATCCGAACTCGCTGTGTTGAGTCTTGACCGTGCATGATGCTTGGATGGGTCTGGTGGATGTAGTCCGTCAGTATTGGTTGTGGGCGCAGGTCGGGCATGTCGGTGCTGTCGGCGTGTACGACAATATAGTAGTCTTCAAGAGTGTAATACCCTGCGTGGGTCACTGTAAAGTATATGTCGCCGCTCTTTTGGCCGTTGTTCACCACAAAGGGCTCATGAGTGTCCGAATCGGCGGCGCGTAGTGTGCACGTGTGATTGTAGGCCGAGACACGGAAAGTCACAAAATCACCCACGGCGAAATTCATGGTACGATTTTGCCCATATGTGTGCTGGTGGTCTAAATAGACGAACCGGTCGTGTCCGACCGCATAAAGTCCGTCGTGACCGCTGTACACGCCGATCGTGAATTTTATCCCTTTGTCAGGCGTCGAATCTGAGTCGACCGCTTTCGTAACATACACGGCACGATTCTCAAACTCGCCGGCACGGCCCATCTTGACACAGAATACGTGAGTGCTCAAACACTCGGTAATGAGAAATGACAGGCGCAAGACGTGATATACGGTTTCGACCTTGACCTGCCATGGCTGCGCCACCGCAAGCGGTATCAACCCAAGCTGCGCACACACGCTGATAGGTCGCGTGTCATCTCCCCAAGTTACGATCTGAGTGAGATTGGTCGACATGGTTGGCGCATTGGACCGCATTAGATCGCCGTCGGCGGTATAATACAACTGCTCCTGCATGATCGACGCAGTCGCCACGCATGGCACCTTGACACAGTTGCGCTGATTGCGAATTTGCTGCATCGCGCTTGTGTTGTCCGAGTCGAGTGGGCGGTCCCCGCGACATACATAACACTCTGCGGTCCGATGTTGCCTAAAGATGAACTCGTTCTGCTTTGACCGGTTACCGAGCGTGCTATGAAGCATGCTTTCAATCACGTCAGACAGGCCCGAGCTATCGTTAAGAACTTCACACCATCCCGTATAGCCGGGCAGCGTGTTGCTGGAAAATCCGACGAGCGTCGGATCAATATGGCTGTCCGTGACAAGTTCGTAAAACGAATCGAATTCGAGCGTGTACTGCCGGTCCGACATGTCATATCGGTACACATCGGACAGGAACGTGTCGCAGCCACCGGGGAAAAAGTCCGAGCACAGATCTAGAGGTCCGTCTGAAAGCGAACGTGCCATGACAAACACGTAATCCTATGGGTGTGTGTTTATTTTTTATTTTGGCACTTGCGTTTAACAAGCGTTTCAATTTTTAACGTTATTATACAAATATTATTATACAAAATGCCCGATTTCAAGCAAAAGATAATCAATGCAAGCATTGGAGCTGGCGTTGGTGCAATTATTGGCGCCGCGGTGGCTTTGCGCATGACCGACCAGACAACAACCGACCAGACAATCACAGGCACCACAATGCCGGACGGTAATGCGGTAATTGTCGGCGAGCACGTAGTCAAAGACCCTGACCTTCGCGACCTTCTCCTTGAACTCGCAAACACCCGGTCGGCCGCACCATTGGTATATAAGGACATCGTAAGGCAGTTTAACGATTTAATCCAACTGGCAGAATACGTCGAAGGCAACGAAGTGACAGGTATTCACATGATGAAAGGGAATCGCATCGCAACGATGACAAAACAAAGCCTCGGTTCGTACAAACGAGCCTTGGCGACTGACGCACGCGCCATGGAGGAATTTAACGAACTTGAGTCGAAACTGAACGCAGCAGTAGACGACCGCATTCAGAACATTGTTACGGATGTGTCTGCAAAAATGTGAAAGTACACAAAGAGCCAATGATCGAGAGTAACGCAACAATACGCGTTTTATACTCAATAAGCTTTGTTTTTGTGGTAATCGGCGCAATTAATTGGTTGGTGTTTGCATCGTACCGCATCCACCACCGTAGCACCCATACGCTAGAGCCAATAGAAGATTTATTTACGTGGCTACAACACATCGTCCCCGGAGCATACGGACAAGAAATCACTTTTTGGATTCAAAACGTTGTCTACATTCTCGTCGGGATTGCTGGACTTCTTGTCTTTCTTGCACGCCTGCTGACCCTTGTTAATGTCAAAGAAGCTCGAGTTGGGGACGCGCGTCGGGCGTACGTGTGATGAAAAAAAGAAATGTACATGAAACTATGTTGATTAATGATTACGAGGCGCCGCATCTGGAAAAAAATACAAGTGTGCTTGCTCGTGCCGAGTGTATTCGCAAAGGGCAACTAAAACACAGCACCGCTACTTACACGGTTACCTATGGTAGCTGCAACATTGGTGCACTTTCGCAGCCGAAGAAGACACCGATGCCTGAGTGCTACGTCTGTTCGTATGCACATTATAGGAAATGTTGCCCGTTGCTGCGATGCCCTTTCTGTGGTCAGTGGGGGCATAATCGCATTAACTGTCCGAGTGCACCCAACGTAAAACCACCTTTGCAACCTATTTTTCGCAGTCCCGGTCATCTCAAGCGCGCCGAAGCTCTTCTCTTCACGCCAGCTGAGGTGAATAAAAGTTAATTTTCTATCATGCCTTATCATGGCCCTACACGCACCACCAACGACAGAGGGGCGAACGGAAAACATTGCGCTGCTTCGGCACGCCATTAGCAACAACCGACGCAGTTTTCACGCTCCTATCGACTGGGATGCGAGCCCAGGGGACCTGGTCGATTGGTGCACTCGTGTTGTAGAAGCCTGCGTGTTCGCAACATCTACGGACGCGCTCTCGTACCAGAACGCAAACTTCGTCATCCTTCAGGCGCTTCGTCGCCAAACAACTAACTCAATGCTGCCGTGGGAGTTTGCGTTCGCTTACCTGTCGTGCTCCGAATTTGAAATGGTCGAAAACGATTCCGAACGCATGACCGTCTCGGCGCCGATATACAATTCGCTGGAGCACTGCCCGAAGTGTGGATCCAAGGCCACTTGGGAACAAAAACAAACACGCAGCGCCGACGAGGGGTGCACTGTGTTCTGGAGGTGTACGAACACGAAGTGTCGCAAGACTTGGACACGCTACTAACGCCGCGATTGTCGGAGCGTAACGAGGATCTGCTCGTTGACCCACTGGCGTTCTTTTACGCGATGCTCATCAAACAAGTGATCAAGAGGGACGCCACGTAAGGTATCCAATTCACGTTCAAGTTCTACTATACGCGCCGTGAGCTTGTTTATCATGGCGAAAAGTTCGTCGAGTTTGTCCGGCGCCTTAGGCGCGGCCTTGGTCCTGAGCTCGGCCTTAGCCTTCAGCTCCTTGGGTTCGGTCTTTGTCTTCGGCACCTTGGGCTCGTCGGCCTGGTTGGGATCGTCGGCCTGGTTGGGCTCGTCGACCTGGTTATTGAGCTCGTTGGCCTCGTTGTTCTCGTTGGTCTCGTTGGTCTCGTTGACCTCGTTGACCTCGTTCGTCTCGTTGGCCGCATTCTCATCGTTGGCCCAGGTAGCCTCGTTGGCTTTGGTAGCCTCGTTGGCCTCGTCGGCCTCGTTAGGATGCCCGGCATGCTTGCGTTCAGCTTTGTCAGACGTATCGATTACACGGACCTCGTTCAGATCAGTTGATTTGGCTTTCTTGGGCATAGTTTTGTAAATAATTATTTTTTTTACTTCTTCCCCACGAACGCATTGCCATGCGAGCACCGCTTTGCTGCATGATCATTCTTGTTGTCCTTAAAGTTGTCATCGTCGTCTTTGTCGTCGTCCTTATCAGTCGTGCTAGCCGTCCTTGTCATCATCGTTGTCCTCGTCGTTGTCTTTGTCTTCCTGGTCGTTGTCCTTGTCTTCCTGGTCGTTGTCCTTGTCGTCCTCGTCGTCCTCGTCGTCCTCGTCGTCCTCGTCGTCCTCGTCGTCCTCGTCGTCCTCGTCGTCATCGTCGTCCTCGTCGTCCTCGTCGTCCTCGTCCGTGTCATCGTCTGACTCCCATTCGCTTTGATCGTTTTCGTCGTCCATATCGACGGGGGCAAGCGTGCTTTCCTCCCCGTCTTCGCTGTCCTCCATTGCCGCATTGAGCTCATCTGGAGGCACGTCTTCGAGCATGACTTTCGCAATGTCTTCGGCGTACTGTTCCTCAAAACGGATCGGTCTTCTTTTAATTCGTTTCGGCCGACCGTTGCCGTTCGAAAGCGCCTTAATCTCGTTCGACCATGCGACCGGCAGCGATTTAAGGAGTAGGTCGCCTTCGTTGATGGATTCGTCTCTTTCATCGGGCGTCCTCTCGCCATCGCTTTCGTTTACAACGAAATCAACAAGCGAACCTGCGTCGTCGTCCGAAGTGTTTATGTCCTCATCATCTTCGTCGTCTATATTGACGGGCTTATTGCTGCTGTTGCTGCCGTTGTTTAACGCGTTGTTCATTGCGTCGTTACCTCCACTCTGATGAACTTTAGCCAAGCTCTTGTTTGAATCGGCTACGGCGGAATAAAGAACGGGCTTCGAAGTGCGGTCAAGATTCTTTTTATGCGCTGTGACTTCATCCATTATGCTATTTGTCGATATACCGATGTTCAATAATTGACTTTGTTCGTTCATTTCGAGTTGCTATTTTAGGTAAAAAAAATATGTTTTTAGATGTAAAGAGGCCAACTCGTAATTATGTCCCTCACTTCTCCTCACCCTTCGACTTATTATGGTACTCAATCGAATGGCGGCATGGCTCAGGCCACATGCGCAGCCTCTCTTCTTACCATCAAGGGTACGGCCGAACAGGCACTTAACGCGCCTCCTGACGCACGCGACGGTGTTACGTTCTATCGTCGTAGCTTTAAGAAAATCCCTAAGACGGTCCGTGAAACTTTTGAGACGGAATATGTTAATCTTGCCGCCGAACAGTTTTGCGGGGTTGAGCTGCCGCGCATTGGCGACATTTGCACTCAGATGTGGCTGAAGGTTTCGCTGCCGGGTCTTGTCTCGTACATTAACACCGGCACTACGGCGCTCGACGGTGTTGATGCCGGGTCTGGTAGCAGCACGGGAATCTTTGAGGTACTTCCGGCCGCCCTGTCGTACGACAGCGTGGCGTACTCGTCGGGCACTGGCCAGTGTGTTCGCGACCCAGACAACTACAAGCCGGTCCCATTTGCAAAAGTGGCGCGCTGGTGCCGCTACGCACCGTTTGTTCTCTGTAAGAAGATTGAGCTCCAGGTGGGCAACTCGACAATCGAGACGCTCACGTCCGAGATCCTTCAGCTCTGGTACTCGATGAAGCCGTCGCTCGGGCGTACGCAGCTCCACCACCTCGCCATGGACACGACTCAGGCGCAAATTATTGCGTCCATGACGGCGCGTATCTGCTATGTGGAGCTTCCGTTCTCGTTCTTTCTTGCCGACGAGTCGTCAGGTCTGGACGCCGCGCCCGGCTCAAACGGTCTCTCGCTCGTGACGCTCTCGTTCCACTCGGTCAAGGTCGGCGTCACGCCACGCCAGATTGACGACCTCATCACCGCCTACGCGCCCGGCACCACTGCGGTGCAGTGGACGGATACGAACAGTATGGCGCACACAATCACAACGGCAATTCGCCCCAACGAGACAATCAAGTCGCTCGCCAACTTCACCGGCCGCAGCAACGGCCACGTCTACCGTTGCGTCGCCACATCGGTTGCCTCGGAGTTTACTCTTGTCAGCGACGTTGCGCAGATTGCGGTGCAGCTGGCGTATGAGTGCGCATTCCTTGGTGAGTACGAGCGCCAGGTCTATGCGGAGGCGTCGTGGGAAACCATGGTCTTTAGCGCCGCACGTACTACCGTGACACTCCGCTCAAGCGACGTGGGTAACATTACCAACACGCTCGACATTACAAGCTCGTTCCCGGCCTCGCACGTCATTGTTGGAGCCAAGATGGCGAGCCATATCAAGGCGGACAACGCAGGCACACTAGGCGCTGCAGCAATTTCGTCTGGCACGGTCTACAAGAACGAGCACGCTTCGTGGGGTGGCCCGAAGGACCCCGTCACGGGCCTCTCGGAGGACGTCATCCAAGCGCTTTCTATGGAAATTAACGGAAGCCGCTACAATAACGCCACGCCGGTGACGCAGGCGGGCTGCCTCTCGACACAGTATTACAAGAGCATTGGTGCGTCGCGCGCCGGCCTCACCAAGTGGGGCGTTGGCAAAGACAACGAGTGCTACGACAGCCCCGAGCTGTTTACGTACCCAATTGTCTTTGCGGAGCGCCCTATGGTCGACCCGCTCCAGGTCACCTCATTCCTCAATTTCGCACGGGCGGACAAGGTCGTCCTAAAGTTCCTTATTAACTCAAACGTGTACGCCGACCTCTCGGGCGAGGGCGGCGAGAACCTCACGAACAATTCGGTCACAGTGCATGTATTCTACTGGCACTACAACATCTTCCGTTACGTATACGGCCTCGGCGGCCTTGCAATGTCGCTCCCGACCGCAACCTCGTAAGCTACCGGTCACCAGTCCCTAAATCCCAATAATACAAATGCTGTCCTTTTTTTGCCTCAAGGTCTACGATCGGCGTTTACTGAGAGCGGCCATTTGGCCAGTCGTAGGCAGCCCCCAAATTTAACAAGATCGGCGTCTACTGAGAGCGGCCATAGCTCCAGTGCGTTGCGCCATTTGGTCAGTCGTAGGCAGCCTCATATCGACAAGCGCGTGATAACGATAAGCGTGCTGGTAATAGCTATCCCAGCCGTGCGACCACAACGGGATGTCATATAGACAACCCGATCCCTCGTGGTCAACGTGAAGGCCACCCAACAGCACTAATGCGAAATCACCCAGGTCGCTAAGCAATTCGACGTCTGCGAAGCTTGCCATACTCAGGTAATAGATTTGTCGCGCGATCAAGTCCGTGCCACCAAAGTCCGAAGTGATCATTGCGTGCAACTTGGAAGCGATGCGCCTACGCTTCGCTAGGGGCTCGAAGTAAACTTTCAGTACCACATCTAGCGCCAATATCGACAGCTCCCATGTGCGCACAGTCTTGCTTGGCACCGACGTCATGTTAAGCGAGGTAACCATCCACTGTCTACCCTGGCAGAGCACGTACTTCCCTGACACTGCCCTGACAGAGCGGTTTGGTTGCACGAAGTGGATAAGCATGCCGCCTACCTTTCATGTGCCATCCGTGCGCGTGGACAAGCCGCTACGCCACCTCGGGGCTCGAGTACCATTCGTCCTTTGGGACCCGAAAGACTCTACGCATGGCCAAGCGTTTGTCAAGCTCTTCCGCATGCAGTGCAACGGCACCCGCGTCGGCTTTGGCGGCCGGTGGGGCGATGGGAGCGTAAGCGAACTGCGGCAGAACCAGGTGTCGCCGTTTCATCTGACACTCGAGCTGAACCAACCTAAGCAAAGCACAATCGAGCGAGAACTGATTCGCCACATCGACGGCGACCCTAATCAGATTGATATGGTTGACGCAAATCGCCAGCAGCGTAACTTAATCATCATTGATACACACCTTCGGCTGTGTCCGGAAAGGGACGTAGGCGTTCTCGACGGACCAGCTATGCGCAGCGCAGAGCAGCTTTTAAAGCGGACCGGGGCTACGGTGCTCTCATTCCAGAAGAACGACTTGACGTTCATGTCACAGCTCAAGATGCGGAACGAGCATCTCGGACGTGAGCGGATTCTGCTTGTCCCTCGCAATGTGCTTGACATCTCCCCCGTCCAGATGATCCACATCTTGGACAACTTCAAGATCGACCTCGGCGGCTTTTACTTTGACTTCACATGCTGCTTTGACACTGTGAACTGGTCGGGTCTCTTGCATATTGTGCGACACATGCACTGGTTTATGATTACGTTGAGCCCCCGCGGGTTTCCGGACACCGCAAAATCGGTCGCAGAGAAACTGCAAAAGACCTGCTTCCACATTACGAAAGAGATCCACAACCCTACTGTTATGTGCTTTCTCATCGAACGCCGCAACTTGTCCAATTGGTCGATTGCGAAGCCTCTGGTCGCCGGCAAGCGGAAGCGCCATGAATTGTGCTAAACGCCGGCCTCCGTCTCGCCGTCCGCAGTTCTCCCTTAGCGGAAGCATTTCAATGGCCCACTGCACACTCTGAGCGTTGCATTGGTGGCGCGGTGTATGAATTTGGCCCGTGTAGAGATTACGAAGAACAATTCGGCCGTAAACTCGGCTCGAATGCCCACACAACAACACAGAAAACAACAAAAATTGGCAAAAAAAAAACAAGCCCAGCGTACTACACCTTCCCTAAAAACGACTAACCCGAAAATCTGCCAAGAAAACGACTAACCCGAAAATCTGCCAAGAAGATAGGCTCTGTTGTCGTGTCAAATTGGGCTTACTAACTATCTTGACCGCAACCGACCCAACACACAGAGATGACGGACACGCGTTGACAAAACCGGTGCACCGCTCGTCCAACGCCTGGACCCGATTGTGGCTGCGGGGTTCATCTCGCCTCAGATGCTAAAGTACGTAATTTTAGGAAGTTTCGCTTTGAGGGTCGCCTTCTCCTCCTCCGTCACTGTGCCTCCAAACGCATTGCGGCGAGCGCTGAAGGATCTCAAATTGAGGAGCTTGCCGAGCTCCTTGGGCAGTTTGCCTGTAAAAAAAACAACGGAGGAATTTCAGTAAAACGCACAAACATATGTATGCTGGAACATACAACTCGCCTTCAAAGTCGTTGTCGCGCACGTCGAACACTTCCAAATTTACGAGTTTTCCGAGCTCCTTGGGCAGCTTTCCTGCAATAGACAAGTGAATGTCAGCAAACACACGTCACATGTATGATGGGGCATACGACTCGCCTTTAAATGTGTTGTAGCTTGCATCGAAGAACGTCAAATTGACAAGGTCGCCAAGCTCCTTGGGCAATTCTCCTGCAAGAAGTGAAAATGTCAGCAAAATTACAACGCATGTATGCTGGGACATACAATCGCACCTGTCAACTTGTTCACCGATAAGCCAAGCGTTTTCAAATTGACCAACTGCCCAAATTCCACGGGAATAGTTCCTGTGATTTGCGGAAAGTACAAGTTAAGTTTAGATGCATTTGTTCTTATGTATGATGGGACATACAATCGCACCTGTCAATTTGTTACCCCAGAGCTCAAGTGTTCGCAAATTTGCCAACTGCCCAAATTCGATGGGAATAGTTCCTGCGATTTGGGGAAGTTAAATTTAGATGCATTTGCTGTATGATGGAACATACAACTCGCCTCGGAACTTATTGCAGTCCAGGTGAAGCTCGATCAAATTGACAAGGTTGCCGAGCTCCTTGGGCAGTTCACCTGCAAAAAAAGTGGAATGTCAGCAAAACGCACAAACGCATGTATGCTGGAACATACAACTTATTACCTCGGAACTGATTGTTGCTCAGCAAGAGCTTGGTCAAATTGACGAGGTTGCCGAGCTCCTTGGGCAGTTCACCTGCAACAAAATGAAAATGTCAGCAAAAAACACAGCGCATGTAATGCTGGAACATACGACTCGCCTTGAATCTTGTTCGCGGCCACGTTGAGGACAGTCAGGTTCGTGAGGTTACCGAGCGACTCGGGCAGCTTGCCTGGGTGTGCAGAACAAGACGCGATTATCAACAGTTATGAGATCCATCAAGAATAGCAAAACATAGCAACGTATGGTGCCACGCACTGCGCAAGCCTTTACGGATCAGTACGATTTGCTGCCATTCGCAGATCGTATGATCACGGACGGCTTTGGAGGTCGCATGCATTGCAGACGCGTCGTCGCTCCACGCCAAGAACATGACGACCTTGAACCAGAAGGAGGCCGGCATCATCTCGATGCGGCACTGAAACACCACGACGGGCTGCACGCCATCGCCGTCGTCGGTCTTAGTTTTCATCATCCACCAGCGGAAACCGCAAGGTTCCCGACACGACAACCGCGCGAGCGCCGCCGATCCGCGAGCGTGTCGTCGACCTCCAGGTGATTCCTGTGCGCCACAACAGTTTACGTAGTCGGAGTCGACAGGGTGCGAGCGGTCAGATAGTTCGACGCACGTATAGCCGGTGGCGGTAGGTGGCGGCGAGTGGCGGACCGGCGGCGCGAGACAATTGACGGTATCAACAGAGTCGCGCAACGTATGGGCTGGTGGGACGGACCGGCGGCGGGATTAGGACCGTTTGCGGGCAACGGACAGGCGACGGGAGACGCTGCGTCCAAGCCGGCGGCACACAAGCTGGCGGGAGACAAACGAGCAACGGCGCTCTGTGACCTGGATAGGCGTCTGCAGCGAGTGCTTTTAGAAGTGCGCACTGGTACTTGGCTACGAAACAGTTACGACAGTTTCGACTAGATAAAATGGGTGCGTACTGAGTGCGTACTGAGTGCGTACTCATTATTTTTCGCTGCAGACCATTTAACTTCAACACAAGAGGTTAGAGCGCCGTCCCCGGTCCGTCTCCCGCCGCCGGCCCGCCT